TCATCATCTTCATCTTCATAATTACTCACATAATCATCATTATAATTTGAATTATTATTCATATATAATATATGATTTTTTTATTTTTATAATATATTTTTTTTTGACGCGTCTCTGCAAGTTATTGCCATATAATATTGAGCATTCCAATAACTAAATACCATATTAGATAAAGATAAAAAAAAGAATAAATAATTATATTCATGATAACTATTAATTATAGCAGGAATTCCTAAAAATATTGAAAATAAAATTCCAGGACTCCTAATTAGCACAGATATGTAAACATAAATAAGTTTTTCATATTTTTTAGAAAATATATCAAGTTTAACAAGCCATAATAACAAATAATCAATTAATCCAGGAATACCGCAAATAAATAATAAAGCAACATCTGTAACAATAGAATCTAAAAAATAAGTCATTGGACTACATATAACACACATAGTAATATGATGAAACCATTCTGAATATTTCAAATATTTTGTAAAAAAAATCATATGATACATGTGTGGTATTATTGTAAACCAAAATGCAAAATACGAATCATCAGTCCATTTTATTAAATGACATGTCCCTATATTTTGTAAACAATAAGTAAATGAGGGTATGCTATAATATGTTACACATAAATTCATATATGCATGAATAAAGAACCATCTTGTGTTGTGGTTTTTTATAACAGGGTTTATTAAATTGGATAAAAATATTGATAAACAATCAATTAGGAATATGTTAATAAAAATCAATCCAATTATTATTAAGTCATTCATTATATTATAATATGTTATTTTATTATCTAAGATATTGATATTTATTTAATGGTCATCTTCTAATAAAGAACATATTTTTTCATAATACACCGATATATTATGGTCGTCAACTGGATCATATGATGCGCCAAACCAATTTGCTATTTTAAATCCAATAATTTGAAAAAAACTATTTGGTTTATATACGATCGATGCAAGTTGGCACAATGATTTAATGTGGCATTTTTTAAGCATTATATACAGTTATTTTTATAGTTATTGTAATAAATAATTGATAAAAAACTGATTTAAAAAAATATTATAATTTAATAAAAATAATATGCAGTGTGATATATGTTACGAAAATTACAATAACAAACAGGAGAAGATACTATTAAAGTGTTCTCATAGATTTTGCAGTAAATGTTTATTAAAATTAATAACAACAAATAAAAGCTGTCCATTTTGTAGAGAGAAAATAGAATTATCTAAATTAACTCTGGGATATATAATTAGATATGCAATTGCAAAAAATAATAGAGAGTTATTTAATTATACTATTGATAATAATAAATCAATAGTTAATGATATTGATGAACATGGTAATACACCGTTACATTGGGCATGTAAATATAAAAAATTTATTAATGAAATATTTTCATTAAATCCAATTAGTTGTATTAATTTTAAAGGATTAAAACCAACTGATTATTTAACAGATAATAAATTTAATAATATTAATTTAATAGAGAAAAATATTTCAATTGAGAATGAATTTATATTAACAGATTTAATATTTAAAAAAGATTTTGTAAATTTTAAAAAACAAGTATTGGGTGGAAAAATTCCAACCAAATTATTGATAGGTTATATTAAATCAAATAATTTGGAAGATTATAAAGGGTTTTTAGAAGAGGCGGGATTTATATAATTTTAATTTGTTGATTTTAATATATATGAATATATTAAAAAGTAAAGATAGTGCAATAAAAGTTGCAAAATTAAAAAAAAATTTTGATCTATTTTATAATAAATATATTAAAAATAATAGTTTAATGTTTACCATTTTATTTTCGATAATGATGGTTTATATATTATTTACAATATTTAATACTTTTTTTAAAATTCCAGTTATTTTATTTTTGGGGACAGTATTAGGATTATATATGCATAAAAATAAAAAATAAATTACTTCCATTCTTTTTTCATATTATTGACAATATCAACAATATTATCAATTTCTTTAATAAATTCTGTTTTTTCATCGCCTTTTGTTTTTAATCTAATAATTAATTTATTATCAAGAGGATGTGGAATTAAATAACCTGCATATTCAACTTTTTTTTTATTTTTATATAAATAATAAGCAATTAAATTACCTAATGTATCATCTTCGTCAATAATAATAAAATCTTTTGCATCCATGAGATTATCTGAATCTTTTTCTTTTATTTTTTTTGATTCATTTGCATTAAGCTCAGATTTAAGAAAGTTTAGTTTATTTTCAAGAACATTGAAAGATTCTTTAATAATTTCTTTTGAATCAAGATATCCGACTGATTCAATCATAAAGTTATATGCATGAGGTTCATCATCTTTATTTTTTTTATATAATCTATCAGCCATTAAAGTATTAAATTCTATTTTTTCATCATCGGTTTTACATTTTTTAAATTCTTTTTTAATTTTGTCTTCATCTCTTTCAAACGTATAAATCGAACAAGAAGTTGGATTAAATTGTGGCCCTCCTTTTTTTGAAATATTTTTAGTTAATTTAAATTCAAAAATTATTTGGTTATTCGGTTTTAGTCTTGCTAATAAAATTTTAGGCTCACTAAATAATTCTTTATTATTAATTTTAGATTCATCAAGAAATATTTCAAAATCATCAACAAAAACATCTTTCATTTCAAGAGATTCGTTAATTATATTTAATTTAATTAAATAATTTTCATAATTATTTTTAACAGTTGTTGAATTATTAATTGGTATTAATTTAATTCTATCTTTTAGAAACTCAGAATTTAAAATTGAAGTATTTGCAATCATATTAATATTATTATAATCAATCGCAATAACAGGAATTTCTGCCATTGCAACTCTTCTAATTGCATTTGCCATTGCAATTGGGATATCACTAAGCGTAAATTTTAGTGTTTGGTTTTTTTCAGTTATATTAGAGAAATATTTGGAACTCATGTTTAATATATAATAAATAATATTATATTATTTAAATCATTTTTTTAATAATTATTATAATTCGTTTATACTTGGAAAACGTTTCGTTTATAATATATATATGAGTGAACAATACATATTACTTTATAGTAAACAATGTATACATAGTCAGAATTTGATTAAAGATATATATAAAGATCAAGAATTATATAAAAGAATTTATAAACAATGTATAGATGATCCAGGTGTTGTTATTCCATCTAATATCACAATTGTCCCTGCACTTATAATTAAATCGGAAAAAAAATTTAATACATTGCAAGGTTCTGAGGTTTTTAAATGGTTGGAATCAAAAAAGAATAAAATTATTACAAATAATAAATCATTTATTTCAACCCAGGCAGGAATGAATCAAGGAATTGAGTCATATGATCCAATTACAATGAATAGTGGTTCGATGTCAGATGCTTTTTCAATATTAGATGATTCGAGACCTATGTCGCATTGTTATCAATTTATTGATAAGAGTAGTGGTTATACAAAAACAAATGAGAATAACATGGTAACACCAAATGAGAATGACCTAACATCTATAAAATCTGATACAAGTAATCAATTAGAGCAATTGATAGCACAAAGAAATATGGAAGTTACACGATAAAAAAATCAGATATAATATACTTAAAAATATAATATGAATATATATAATAATCCTATTAATAATGAGTATATTAACACAATTTAATAATCAACTATCGGATCTTATCGGAGAGTTGATTTATCTATATCCAGAAAACAAGAGATTTACAGTATTTAATCAAAAATTAGAAATTTTAAGATCAGCAAATCCAAAATTAATAATAGAGAAATATATAGAATTTATTTATCCATTTAAGAACGAAATTATAGCAGAGGATGATGAATATTTTACTTCCAAATCAAAAAATGATAATATACAGGAAATTTATAGCCAAGATAATGTAAAAAGTCAAAATTATATTCCCATTGAAAATGCATTAAATTTAAAAGATATTTGGCTTGATATGAATAATGAAACTAAAAGTGCTATATGGAGGTATTTCAAGGTTTTAATAATATTAAGTGAAAAATGGTATGCCAATGAATATAATAAAAAAACTTAGATAAGTTAAATATATAAAAAGATATTATTATAAATATATTATAATGTCTGAACAATTAGAAAAATTTAACAATGTGTATGAAGATTTATTAAAAGATATTAAAAATACATATAAAGATTTTAATATTAAATCAAACTCAAACAATGATTCATTAAAACATTTTATTACAAATGTGATTCCATATTTGGATGATATTTCATGTAAAAATATTGATGCATTTATGTACAAACATAAAGGAATGTATTTAGTTGATGGTGTTAAATTTTATAAATTATTAAAACACAAAAAAACCAATAATGAAAATCTTAATGTTATTTGGAAATATTTACAAACCCTATATGTATTAGCTTATAATTCTCATGAAACAAAGAATATTTTAGATAAATTAAATGATAATGGAGTTAACAATGATGAAGTTATTTTAAATAATATGGAAAAATCTAATTATTTGAATTATTTAGAAAATTTCATTAACAATGATGGTATTAATATTCTACCCGAAAAACATGTTGACGAATCAACAAAATCAAAAAAAGTTGAATCAATTAGTGACGACGAAGATTCAAATGAAAAGTTACCAGATTTTTTAGAAAATTCATTAATTGGTTCATTGGCCAAAGAGTTAAGTAATGAAATTAACCCAGAAGAATTAGGTGAAATTGGGGACCCATCCGATTTAATTAGTAGTTTATTTGGTGGTGGCGGAGATAATCCAGGATTAGGAGCATTGATTGGAAAAGTTGTTGGTAAATTAGATGAAAAAATGAAATCAGGTGATGTTGACCAGAATGCATTAATGAATGAGGCAACATCAATGATGCAAAATTTAAATCTTTTTGGAGGAGGGAATGGTTCTGGTGCACCGGATATGAGCGGATTAATGAGTATGATGGCAGGAATGAATGGGATGGGGGGAATTCCAACACAAACAGCACCGAATACACAAAATTCAGTGCCAGTACCAGTACCAGTACCAGATGTACCTGCGAGTAATAACTTAAAGAAAAAGAAAAGAAAAGGCAAGAAGGGTAAAAGACGTAAAAATTAAATATTTATAATTAATATATGTTTTGGTCAGAAAATCCAAAAATGTTATTTGATAAAATGAATTATCTTAAATTTTTTCCAAATTCATCGATGAACACAATAGAGAAGTTAAATGCAATAATGAGATTATCAGTATATCTTGGATTAGCATTGATATTAGTAACAAATAATTATAAATATTTTTATTTACCAATTGTAATGGGTGCATTTACATTTGGGATTTATAAATATAAATTAAATACAGTTGAAATGTTTTTTAATATGTATGACCCAATTGAACAAGAAAAAAAGTTAGATTCTGTAAATTGTACTGTCCCAACTACAAATAATCCATTTATGAATATTAATTTAATTTCCGATCCCAAAAATAAAAAAAAAGCATGTTATTCGTCTGATAAAGTTAAAAAAGAGATAACTAATAAGTTTGATATAAATTTATATAAGAATGTTTCCGATGTTTTCGGTAATCAGAATGGACAAAGAACATTTCATACAATGCCATCAACAACAATTCCAAATGATCAGACAAAATTTGCTAAATGGTTATATGGAACTGGTCCAACATGTAAAGAGAAAACAATGTTTTGTGCAACACCATATAGTACTAATTAAAAAATAATTAAATTATAATTATAAAATATAATATTTATAATTATATATAGCATGTCAGAACAAACAGATTTACATCGCGTAGGTGAAATGGCCAAAATGAATCGTGGAATCATGGATTATAATATGACTGGTCTAATGAATAGAACAAGAAAAAATTATATGGATGCTGCACATGATATTGGATTATATCAACAAACAAATCAGGGGGGAAAAAATATTAATATTGATAAGGAATCTGAATTATTAAATGGAAAATTTGGGAATACTATAACTTCTGACAAAGATAAGGTAAGTAAATTATTAATGTCAAGACCCTTTGCAACAACGCCAAATTTAGCAATTGGTTCTGTACCGGAAGCAGAACATCCGCCTGCAAATCGATATGGTCAAATGACAAGAGAATTTAAAAAAAATATGGATTTAGCAGGAGTTAGTATTGATAGATTTATTCCATTAGTACCAGAAGTTAAAAAAAGTATTGCATATCATGAAGAAAATATCAATCCAACGACATGGGTTAGAGGTGGAATGGATACAAGAACTATTATTAGAAATAGTGATTATCTTAAAAGTTGTGGTAAAAGATAATTAAATAATATTATAATATAAGTAATATATTATAATATGAGTTGTTGTGGAAAAATTATTAACAATAGTTGTAATTGTTATAATTGTTGTAAGGTATGTTCAGTTAATGATATTAAAAATATTAATAATGATTATTCAATTGATTTTATTTCATTTATACCATTACCATCTTTATCTGAATCAATAAAACAATATTTTACATATAATCCTTTTGATTTATATAGTTTATTAGTTTTTTATAATAAAATATTAAAAGCAGAAAAATATGGAACTGTACAGGCAATAGTTGGGTGGACCTCAATTAAAAAAGGAGAAATTATTTGTGGCGACATGTGTTGTTTTAAAGAAGCATTGAAAGATAGAGGAAATTTTTATGCAACTATAAATGCAGCGATTGAGTATAATAAATGGTTAACCAAAAAGAAAATGTATGAAAAAAGGGGATTGCATTATTGTATGAGTTTTGTTTATAAAGTATCGTCATCTGTACCACATAACTTGGCTAATTCGTCATTAGTTATATTGACATCAATAGATTAAAATACACCGTATTTATATAATGAGTATAAATTATGAAGGTTTTATTCCGACATATTTAACTATTTATAGTAATCAAACATCTTCTGAGGTTCTTCAATTTATACAATTTGATGATATATTAAAAATATCAAATTTTTATAGTTCATTGTCTCGTAAATGCAATGTAAATGGTTCTGTTAGAGTAGAGTGGGATTGTCCTAATAAAGGACAGGTATATGCTGGTAGAAAAAATTTGAGTACTTTAATATCCGGTATAAGAATGTTAAATACAAGAGGTAAAATATTAATACAATTGGTTTCTGAATATCATTTTTTTTCACTTAAAATGATAGGAAAAAGATGTTGTACAGATTTTAATTATTCTAATCAAGAATTATGGAATAAAGTTTGGAATTTTGTTGAATTATATATTCAGCGTCTTATAGATTTATTACCATCATCAGATGGAGATTCGGGATATGGACATTTAATTCTTGCAGGTCAAAAAGAAAAATTTCAAACTGATCTAAATGACTGTGATTGCGAATCCATTAATAAATACGACCATATAAATAACTATCAAATTGCACATTTACCACATGATATAAACTGGAATGGAACTTATCATGGTAATGATAATAATTCTCATACAATAACCAACAATATTAATAAGATAAATATTTTAATTAAACTTATTAATAATGAAATTAAGAAACAAAATGTTGTAGGTTGGGGATGCACAATTGATCTAGGACTGCATTCATTGGCTTTTGTACCAGAATTAGTAGCAAAGGATTTAAATAATTATGATTTTGGATTACAGGACTGGTATGGATTGGGAGTTTATAGTCTTTCCGAGAAGTCACAAATAATACCGCTTAATGGTCCGGTAGATGTGATTGCTGAGAATTACACAAGCACGATTTACATAGAATACTTTAAATCGGGTAGTAACAATTGGGTACAAACCGACCAACCAATGATATTCGATACTGGGTCTGTTTTTTTAATCCTCCCATATTTTAGTAATTTGGACCCCGAAAAATACCAAGTTGTTGAAGATAACATCAAGGAGCCATGGGGTTGCCCGGCCAAGATTGTTAAAGGCCCGATAAGGTTAGGTAAGACTATAAAGATTACTGATTGCTATTTCATAGCTTGTACCGATGTAAATACGAATGGGACCCGAACTCACATATGTGGAAGTAGTGTAGGTAGTCGTTCTGATTACACCGGGGCTACGTCGCCTATTATGCAAGTATGTCAGCAATTGAAAAGATCATTTTTTGAAGTTGTGATAAATGAAAAATCACCTACTTCGAAATCGCAGATCAAATTTTCCACCAACAAACCAGCTATCTACAATCAGAAGACCGTAGGTGGTCCGTTCCCTATTATTAAAAAAATAAATTTGACAGCTATTGCTATTCAAGGATTATATATAGACGATGCGAAGCCAATGGCGAGGTGGGATCATGATCCCACAATTCCATATATAGGTTTATTAGATACAGGAGGTGGTCCCATTATGATCAACGACGACGTTAACGGAAGTTTGAAGAATAATGGGTTCAATGAGCCTTCTACTAATTGTCCCTCATGGTCAACACTAATACCATATTCCGAATGTTTCAAAGATCAAGTCACTGTCCAAATTACATCTAACTTTAAAGTGAAATATCCCAATAACGAAAAAATTGTCACTGTTTTATTTCCCAAACCAAGCGTGTATACTTCCTGGGGAAAATACAAAGTAAGCTTAAATTTCGGAGGAGCTTTCTTCCTATATGCTTATAACATGTTAGTCGATACAAAACTAGGAAAATCTTTACCCGATGTGTACTTACATCCAAAATAGGATACAGGAACCCTCGTGTCACTAGTCTAGGTGAGATGGTACTACAACAAATTAAAATACACGATATTTATATATTATAATATTATTAATAATGTCTGATGAAGAATGTAAAGATATTGATACAAATATAATGATAAAAGATTTTGAATTTAATTCAGAATATATTGAGAATTATTTTACAAATAATTTATCAGAAATGTATTTTATATTAGATTTTTATAATAGAGTTTTAGTAAGTTATTCAAAAAAAAATTATGCAATTGTTAAATGGGCGGCAATCAATGAACAACATATCAATAAATCTTTTTGTAATTTATCATGTTTTAGAAAAATATTATTAGATAATACATCAAATTTTTATAATTTAGTTTGTGCTGCAACACAATTTAAAAAATGGTTTGAACAAAATAAAATTATAAAAAGAGGTCAAATTTATAATAAATATAAATGTTTTTGTCCATTTAGATATACTCCATGTATTTATACATGAAGTAACAATTAAATCTTTTTATATATTATATGTACGCAAGTTTTAATTCATCGTCGTTTGGAACTTCATTGGAAGAAGCATTTACACCAGGACCTAAACCAGGGCCACTAGGACCAATACCAGGACCTAAACCAGGGCCACTAGGACCAATACCAGGACCTAAACCAGGACCTAAACCAGGACCTCATCCAGGACCTCATCCAGGACCAAAACCTCATCCAGGGCCAAAACCAGGACCAGGACCAAAACCAGGACCTCGTCCAGGACCACCAGGGCCACCTGGACCACCAGGACCACCAGGACCATCAGGACCACCTGTTCCTCATCATAGACATCATCCAAAACGTCATAGCAATCGTCCAAATTTTCAACCAAGATGGATGCCACGAAATGTGCCATTGCCATATTTTGATGGGAGACCAAGAATTATAAGAGAAATTATCAACGAACCAGTTGATAACAGTGATTTATTAAAATTATTATTATTAGTTGTAATATTAATTGCAATTGCACTATATCTCAGAAAAAAATAAATGTAATAAATATAAATGAGTTTAGATAGACAATCAACAAGATTAATATATGATACATGTGCTTATACAAATAGAACAAACAGAAATAATGCTGAATTACAATATGCATTATATCCAGGAAAATTTTACAATTGTTCAAAGTGTAGAATGGAGCTTGGAACTGTTGGTGGAAATAATGTATCGTTATTTTCCGGAAACTTGGTTGATTTAGAATCAAATTTAAAAGGAATTCAGAGAACGAATCCAAAATGTAACAGAGAAGAATTGAGAATAACAAAGAATGATTTAATTCCTCAATCAACATGTCAATTAATAAATTATAGTCAAACTGTTATCCCGGTTGGTCAAAATTTAGATTATTGCGGGTATACTAAAAAAGATTAAAAATAATTATTTATATAAATTATATGAATAGTTATAAATTATTAAAATTATACATTAAATCATGCGAACAATGTAATGGATGTGGACTTATTAAGTGTATTCCAATAAAATGTAAAAAATGTAATGGTAATAAGTGTTATTTATGTAATAGTTCAGGGTATACACAAAGAAATTATAAAGATTGTGATAAATGTTATAGTAGTGGAAGGGTTTTAAATTCTAATAATGAAAAAATAATAAAAATATATAACAAATATTATTTAGGACTATAATATATAATGAAAATCGAAGAGATTGAAAATAAATTATTTAATTTAGAGAAAGATATTGTGAAAATGGACAAATATTTATTAATAACAGGGGAACCATATAAAGATCAGATAATAATTGTTAATTTGCATGAATTAAAAAGAAGAGTTATAAGATTACATTTTATGATTGATTTGTATGAATATAATAATAAAACAAATTTAAAGAAAGATAGAGATAGATTAAATAAAATTAATCACAAAATAACACTTTTGGATAATTATAATTCGATGATATTTGAATATAAACAAAAAAAATCATTAGATATTATTGCACTTGTAAGTCTTGTTTTTTTACCACTTACATTAATAACTGGTTATTTTGGAATGAATTTTAAAGGTATGGGTTCCCCTACTCATGGTAAGGGTATTTTTACAATAGGAAATCCTAATTACTTTGTTTTTATATTATTTATAATATCAATAATTTTTTTTGGAGCATTGTTTTATAAATTCAAGGAGTAAACTATTTTATTTTATATCAATATACTATATAATGAGCTTTACACGTAATATGTATGATAAAACAAATACCAGACATTCAATAGCGGAATCTATGAAGTCGGGACATTATCAAATTGGTGGTCCAAAAGATTGTACATCATGTTTTCAATCTAATCCAGAAGTTAGAATGCAAACTGGTGGTGTTGAAAGATTTAGCGGTAAAACAGTTGATATTGAATCAAAACTTCACGGGATTATTCCATCATCAGGTAATTATAATCTTCAAAATCAATGTGATAATAGTGATGATCAATATTCTTGTGTGTATGGTGTAGGAAATAATTTTCCCAAGATAAATCAAATGCAAACTTGTTTTCTTCCCACTGAGGATACCAGGTTAAGCAACCCTGCCTCAAATTTAAGAGGTTCTGGTGTAAACAGATTTAATCCTCTTTGTTTAGATCCTCAAAAGGGTGTAATATTTGGAGCTCAATATGATGTACCAACAAGAATGATAGCAAAAGATACATTTAAACCATGTGTCCCAACACCCGCGGTAAATAATATGCTCCCTGTACAGAAAAAATTACCAGATTTCAGAACTGTTATGAATGCACCAGGATCATTTATAGGTGCATTATATAAGTATGATAAGTGTGGATAAGTCTTACCAAGTGTTGTTAGTCACACACGCTTACCAAGTGTTAACATATATTTAAAGTTAAATATTTTAAATATATAATTATAATTAAGACTATTAATTTAATCGTCGTAGAAGCCTCCGTTATCACTGAATCCACCCGCAAGGGCGTATCCAATGAAAAAATCACTGCTACCACTTTCGCATCCACCACACAAGCAGCAAATAAGTACCAACATCATCATAATACACCCGAGTATTGCCCCGATTTTATGTGCTATAATAGGGATGGCCCAACTACCATGGGGTTTAATGAAGACACGAAGTCGTCGTTGGCATTCTCCGACAGGGTCGTCATCAACAAAAGTCTTTTGAAGAAACTTATCATTCCATACCTTGGTTTGTACCATTGGTATCGCGAAAATGAATTCACCATGATACGAAAGTACCATTCTGTCATTTTTTCCTTGCCTACGCTCCATCTTTCGTTTTGGGTGAAGTTTCCAAGAGTTCACTCGTCCACTATCACCTTGAATTTGCCATTCACGTGGAAGATACTTTTTCCATGGACCATAACAGTATCTGACATCTTCATCAAGGTCTACGCATATGATGTCATCCCATTTGACTATGGTGCTTGCACCATGTATGGGAAGTGCACATCCTGGTGGAACAACACATTTGCCTTCTACGGGACATGTCGCCCAATCTAAACTTTCTACTGGAAATCCAGTAGCAATAAGAATCATTATTATTAAATTTTTCATTATATTATATATATATTATATATGGTATTACCAGTATCATTTTTTATAATCTATACTCTCTAACAAAAGAAAATTCCAAAAACGAACATCCAAAATAAGATTTTTAATACTTTCCCGATTGCTTTTTTGTTTTGATGACGTATAACAATTCCTTGTTGAATTTGTTGTAAAACAAAATTATCATACTGCACGCGTGTCCTTGGCCATTCGAGAAGAAGAGATTCACACTCTTTATTTTCTTTCACAATATAAAGCAGTTTCCCCTCCCAAATAATATTCTCGTTATCAATATTTGGACTAAAACTGAAAGAATTATCTCCCCTTTTCACAAACGTCCAACCTGATGCGATAGATATATTCTGATGTGAATATCCTTGTACCATGAGACCACAATACGACATATCTCCGGGCAACGTAGTACAAAACGTACACCCGTCTCCCATTTTAAACATAGTTCCATTGGAAGGAAGCCGACAACTCGCGTGTTCTGGCAAGTCAGATAGGTCACATAAAGCACCCTCTTCACAACTTTTTATCCTTCCTCTATATTGATGAAGGTTGAAACATCTAGATGGGTCATTACATTCGCCTACGATATACAGATTTTTCATCCAACCATCTTTAAGAATACAATCTTCATCTACACACGTATCCCCCACTGAGACAACCATCTTATCTACATTTGCAGCACTCAATGTTACAAGTGCTACAATAATCATAATATTATTAATAAAAATCATTTATAATAATTATTAGAAATAATATAATAGTTTAAGTGTCCATTTTTATTCATTAATAAAGTTATAATTGTCTACTACATCTACTTGTCCGTTGTAGATAAAGTTATTTACCATCGCAGATAAAGTTATTTACCATCGCAGATAAAGTTATTTACCATCGCAGATAAAGTTATTTACCATCGCAGATAAAGTTATTTACCATCCATAAATATGGAGTGCCTTAGTAGGAAAATTCATCATTACTATGTCAAGTTCATTGCCATTTGTTAATGATGCCATTACATCTGTAATAGATGTCGAGGTGTACTCAGAATCTAAACCCCAATAATTTTTTGAACATTTGTGTAGTTTGCTTAAAATTTTCAAAATAAAATCAACTCTTGTTGGTTTAATTGAATTATTATTATTAAGATAGTTAAATTGCCAATGAATAATAATCATTGCTCTAATTAATAGTTTCTTATAGGTTTTACTATCGTCTGAATCTTCTTTTTCCAATTTATTTTTTTCATTACGCGCACCTACAAATGTAGTTGATTGTGTGATTGAATTAATATGTGTTGATATATTTTCAATCATATTCGTTGCTTCATTCATAGTTTCTGGTAATTTAAATTCTCCACCACTATAAAAAGGTAGCCCACTTATTGTATTGAGTTTGTCTTTATTAATTTCACATAAGTTATGTAAGATATCGTTATTGTTTTGCAACACGCTTGTGCTGTTTCCTTCAAAATTTGTTGTTAATGTATTCATTGTTATAATTAATATTAATATGTTTAAATTATAATGAATTTCATTTTTTTTTAAAGTGCTTAAAAAGAAAATACCAATATTATCAATATGAATACATTAAATGACACAGATATAAACGATGTACACACAACAGAAGATGTTAAAGTGTACGATACCTTTGAATCAATGGGATTAACTGGTAAAATAATGAAGGGGATTTATGCATTTGGTTTTGAAAAACCATCTGCAATTCAGAAGAAAGCAATTGTCCCATTTATGACAGGGAGAGATTTAATTGCTCAATCTCAATCGGGGACAGGTAAAACTGCAACATTTGTAATTGGGATGTTACAACAATTAAATGAAGATGATAAAAAATTGCAAGCAATTATTTTAGTACCAACAAGAGAGTTAGCCAAACAAATTAATGATGTAACAACTGGATTATGCAAATATACAAATTATAAGGTAAAACTCGTTATTGGCGGGGCTAAGAGAAGTAAATATTCTTATGATTATGATGAAGAACATCAAATTCTAGTAGGAACACCTGGAAGACTTAGTGAAATGGTGTCAAAAGGTATTATCGACCTATCTGATTTACGAGTATTAATCATGGATGAGGCAGATGAGATGTTGTCCTTTGGTTTTAGGGAACAGATGGTTAAAATTCTTAATAAACTCCCAAAGACGACACAAATTGGTCTTTTTAGTGCAACAATTCCAGACGAAATGATGAAAATTACAACTAAATTTATGAATAAACCAATTGAAATTTTAATTAAGACAAGTGAGGTTACATTAGAAGGGATTAAGCAATATTATATTGTAATTGAAAGTGATGAAGATAAATTTGATTGTTTATGTGAATTATATTCAACAATTCGTGTAACTCAGTCAATTATTTATGTAAATCACAAATCAACCGTAGAATGGTTGAGTAAAAATTTAGAAGAAAAGGACTTTACTGTTGGAAGTATTAGTGGCGGAATGGATCACGAAGAAAGAAATGATGTAATGACCAAATTCAGGGCGGGTGATATCCGTGTATTAATATCAACAGATTTACTGTCACGTGGAATTGATGTTCAACAGGTATCATTGGTATTAAATTATGATATTCCGTATGAGAAGGAAACATATATTCATAGAATTGGTCGAAGTGGTCGGTTTGGAAGGAAGGGTGTTGCGGTAAATTTTGTAACACAGAAAGATTATAGTAAATTTAAGGCAATTATTGATCATTATGAAACAATAATTGAGGAGATGCCAGAAAATATTTCATCTATTATGTAAATAATAAATAATAAATAAAAAATAAACCGCAAAATAATTTATAATAATATCTGATATATTATTATAAATGGAATATATAGTAGTAGCATCTGTTATTGCCTTGGGATATTCTCTTAGCAAATCACCTGAAAAAAATTTAGCCAAATTAAAAGATACCCCGCATAATAAAAATCCAAGTGGAAATGATATATATCAAAGTAGATATAGTCAAAAAGTGGAGGAACATGTAAAAAAATTATCACAAAAAATGTACGATGATATAAAAAATCCAAATTCAAATGTTGTTGTACCTGGGAATTCTAATAATTTTTTACCAAACAACAAAGTTAATAATTCGGTTTCTCATATAAATTATGAATCTCCAATAAAAGATATAGATACTACGCGACCTGAGCACATTCATGTAAAAAAAATCGACAATAATACGGGAGGATGGCATGGGCTATCATTAACTGG